TTGGGTTTTGCTTCCGCACGCTCTCGTGCTCCATGTGAACCCGGCAACCTTCTCTGAGAACTTCAACAAGCGGATCGAGCGATTTCAGACTCGTGGGGGTTTCGTTGAGCAACACTGGCCGGATGACCTGACCGAGATCAGCGCCGACGGGTCGACCGGCGCCTTCATGAACATCTACACGGGGTTGGCGAGCTTGCTCCGACATCGAACCATCGCATGGGACCGGTTTCGGGACCTTTATGACCTTTTCCACAACAACGGCTCTATTCACGACCCTACGGGCAACATCGTCCTTCAAGGTCAGATCATGCTCATGTATGACCGTGGGACGTTTCTTGGCACCTTCAGGACGTTCGCCTTCGAGGAAATTGATGAGTCGCCCTATGCCTTCACGCTCAATTGGACATTCAAGGTCGAGCACATCATCCAGATGATCCCAGGCGCTCGTTCTGGCTCGTCGCTCTACGGACCCAAGCCCAGGGTTCCGATGTTCCAACACCAGAACGAGATGGCTTCCAACATAGAGGCCCAAGCAACCACGAGCCGGACCCCGGATCAGCAAGCTCGGGAAGAAGACCTGTTCAACATCCCGGATCCCGATGCTCACGAGGGTGCTGGCGTGCCCCTGCCCGACATTCAGCTTGGTGACCAAACCTTCCCCGCTCGGGAAGGTATCGCAGCCGAGCAACAGCAACCAGCCACCTCAGCAAGTCGTGCGGCAAGTCGTGGACCTGCAAAGGGCTCGGTGCCCAAGCCAAAGACTGACATCCCAAGTGATAGCCTTCTAGGAGAAGCAACAAGCGGGAACTTCGGAAACATTCGTTTCCGAGGCACGCAGTTCTAGGGGTTCGATCATGACAGATCCCAAATTCGATCGCATCTACCAGCAAATTGACGCCACGGCGGATTACTACGAGCCAAGCGTCTATTCTATTCTGGGCGGATCGGACGCCTTCCTCTTGGAAGACGACCCAATTGGGGAGGACTTTGTGCCGGTGTCCCCCGCCGTGCTTCGAGGTGGGCAAGAGGTAAAGAAGTTCGTTGTGGGGATTCTTCCCCCTTCGTCCAATGTCACCGGCCGGCTTCTCGACCGGTCGAACAGTGTGGCTGCAATTGTTGGTGCAAATTTCACAGACATCACTACGGGCAATCGGAGCCATGAGAAGCAACTCGACAAGGAAAACTTCAAATGGACGGACTTGTCTGACGACTTCTGGCTTCGTTGGGTCGAGATGTGTGAACGGCTTGGGGTCGAGCCCGATGCTATGGCGGCGATTTTCTACAATGAATCGCAGTTCAATCCCTATGAGGCAGCCGGTCCTGCTAACGACCCGAATCGGATTGTGGCACGAGGACTTGGGATGCTCATCAAGTCCGTCGCCCACATCGCCTGTGTGAGCGAAGACGACTGGTACAATTTCCAAGACCTTTCTGGGGAGGAACAGCTACCCTACTGGGAACAGTTTCTCAAAAAGTCTCGGGTTCGAGGTAAAGGCAAGCAAGACCTGTACGTAGGGCATTTCGGATATGTTCGAGGCAACCCAGAGGGGATCCTATACGCGTCGCAAGGGTACATGGACGCGAACCCAGATGACTTCAAAGACCTGAAACCTGGTGAGCGTGCTCTCAATGCGAGGGCATATGACCAGAACTGTGGCGCAGATGGGTTGCACTCGAAATTGGCTACAGGCGGCAAGATTGGCGGTGTTGTTTGTGGCAAAAACTCGTATGCTAAAGGCTATATTGGGTTGGAGGATTTGGGAGCAGCCGTAGCTGGATTACCGCCCTTTGGCGTGACAGCGAAGATCCAAGCTGCCCAAAAGCGCAGTGAGGAAGGGGCATACTCTGGAGCCGGCTCTAACCCGACCGACGCGCTTCCCTGCAACCAAGCTGAGGAGGATGGCACATCCAACTGGCAGGATGGCAGCGCCGAAGCCAACTACATCCGGAGTCTCCAGAACAGCCTAGCAGACACGGGGATTCTGTCCGGCAAGCAGATCGCTTCCATGTTCACTGCGGCTCAAACCCAGATGATCAAAAAGACGCGAGCCGAGCTTGAGCGGATGAAAAACACGCCGCCCCTCCGGATGCTCATCGCGCCACAGAAGTTTTCGGTCTCAGATGAGAAGATCGTTGCCGATGGAAACTACGGTCGCTACGGGCCCATCGTCGAGCATTGGGGTGACAACCAAGGCAAGATCGAGGCGAGCGGCAAGATTGCAGGCTTCTATGCTGTCGACAAGTACGGTGGTCCTCAGTACAATGCGAGCGTAGCGAACCTGGGCTACACGGAGACGACCGGGCTTGGTGGGCCCGGCTTGAGCCGAACGATTCGCAACTTCTCGCAGAGCTACCAGAACTTCATGTCCTTGTGGCTTCTGTATCGGAACAACGGTGGCTTGTGGCTCGAATTTGAGAGCTTCTCGACTAGCCAGAAGTACCAGAACCTTTCGGCTGTGGGGTCCATTTGGATCTATTACGACAACATCATCTACTTTGGCTCGTTCGACAGCTTCAGCATCACCGAGACGGACACGGCTCCGTTCACGCTGGAATACAACTTCAGTTTCACGGTGCGAGCGTCGTTCGTGCTTGATCGAGTCGCCGACCCAGGGATGAACTACAACTCGAAGTACCTCGTGGGTGCAAACCCGAACGAGCTTCCGGCAGCCCCCTTCGCGCCGCCCACAAATAACCCGATAGATCCGGACAGCCCCACCGCACGTCAAGCTCGGGGGATGCTCGAAGTCGCCACAGCAGATGAAGCGGCTCTTTCAGCCTCAAAGACACCTTCCGGACGCCGAGCCGCTTCCAGGGGGCCAAAGCCGGGAACAGTCCCAACACCCAAGGGTGGAAAGTCCGTGCCGGCAGTGACGCCGCCAGCGCCAGCAACCGTTGCCCCCGCTCGTGAAGGTGGCCTCACAGCCGGAACCGGAATCGGGGGGTTCAACCTCTAATGGCTCGCAGCCCCTTCCAAGGCACCTGGAACCCAGGCCAGCGCCCCACCGTCGTGCACGGGCCCGACGCGCTCGTGTACATCAACGGCGAGACCGACGTTCTGGGCTGCCCAAACTGCCAGCGTCGGTTTGACTTCAACCGCTACATCACGAGCGTCTCCGTCGATCTGAACGTCGAGAATGCTCCCGGTTCGGCAAGCATCTCGATGTCTGTCCCCCGGCACACGGTCGATGAGTTCTACTTCGACGGCAATCCCATCGTCACCCCCATGATGGAGATCGAGATCTATGCGAAGGGCTACTTCCTCATGGAAGGGCTTCCGCAGTATTACCCGATCTTTTGGGGACTCGTCACCGAGGTGGGGGACAGCTACTCGGGTGGTGAGCACACGGTGAACATCAACTGCGAGGACATCCTCAAGTGGTGGGAACTGTGCCGCATGAACATCAACCCGGCGTTCACGCAGGCAACCGGCCAGCAAGGTCGAAGCATCTTCGGCAACGTGTTCTTCGGGATGAACCCCTACGACATCATCTGGACACTTGCTCAGGTGAGCTTCGGGGACATCGTGGTCGGGAGTGGGTCGCTCGTGAGCCTCTACAAGGAAGCCCAGCAAAAAGCGACCTTCAATGTGGCTCTGACCGACATCATGATTTACTGGGAGCAACGTTTCAAGCGGATGCGGTCCAACCTCTTGCTGTATGGCAGCCATGGTAAAGCGGTACGGGGCGACACGCTTTATGAGATTTTCCGCAAGCACAGCCGGGTTCGAAGCGGGCAGCCCTTTGCGTCTAGCGCCGTCCGTAAGGCCAACGGCGGCAAGTACGGTGGTCAACAGGTATATGACCCCACGGACCCGAATGTAACGGCCTTCCGCACACAATTCAGTCAGGCGGGTCAGGTCAACTTCTGGCAGAGCGAGTACCAAACGAAGCTAGAGCTTGCAAACTCGGCGAAAGAAGCGATCGGCTTCGAATTCTTCATGGATGTGACCGGGGACATCGTCTTTAAGCCTCCGTTCTTCAATATGGACGTGCTCGCGAACAAGCCTGTCTCGTGGATCCAGGACATCGACGTCATTGACTGGGACTTCTCGGAGTCTGAAGCTGAGGTGGTTACCCAGTTGACCATTCAAGGTGCGTTCGGAGGCAACGTCGACTACGGCATGCCAGAGGAATGCACGCCGTTCACTTCGGTCACCGACTACCATCTGCTCCGAAAGTACGGCTGGCGACCCCAAACACTGTCAAGCGAGTTTCTCGGTTCGACCCAACTCATGTTCTACGTCGGGATGGACCATCTCGACCGCATCAATTCGAAACGCCATAGGTGCAACGTCACGATTCCTTGCCGCCCAGAGCTTCGGCTTGGCTTCCCGATCTACATCGGGAGCAAGGACCAGATGTGGTACATCCAAGGCATCTCGCACAACATCCAAATGGGTGGGCGAGCAACCACGACCCTTACGCTCACGGCGAAGCGCCAGAAGTATATCGCCCCTCAAGGGATCGGTAAGCTTCGGATGGCGAGCTACAAGGGCTCCTCAGCGGTCAACGTGGGCACTTCCGGTGAGGATGCGGTTGACGAAGGGCTGTTCACGTCGAGAGACCTGGCAAATAACGCATCCTTCCGCCTCGACGTTGGGCGAGCGGCAACGATCCCATCGGCTTCCCCCGACTTGGTGATCAACAACGAGTCGCCCTACGCCCCTCTCGTGCTTCGGCACCCCAAGACGGGCCGGGTCATGGGCTACCCGAATGTGGCTTTGGTCTACACTCGCCCCTTTACACCGTCGCCAGAAGCACTCCAAGGCGTGGCGGGTCGGAATCCAGCCGGTTTGGAAAAGCAACTCGACAAGCGGAAGAAACAACAAGGGGCCATCGAATCGGCGGGTAAACAGCAGATCGCTGAGATGGATGAGCGGTACGTTCACAACTTCTCGGACGATCTGCGAGAAAAGTACATCATCAACCGCTACTCCTACGGACTCAACTCGGCGGGCGTTTACACTTACGCCCACGACGCGTCCGGCAAGATCCTGGAAACGCTCCTACTTCCTCGCAAGCGTCTTTTGGCCTACAAGGACGACACCCTCATCTCCATTGCCAAGAGCCAGCACGGATCAGCTTTGATCCAGCCGGTCTCGGACGAGCGGGGCTTCGAAGTCGTCGGCCACTTCCGCTACGGACGTGGGATCTCACTACGGGATGGAATGCTTATTCCTATCGAAGATGGGAAGTTCACGGCAGCCAATATCGACACACAGCTTGCGCTCTCGGGCAACCTCTTGAGCATTCTGCGGTCGCAGTCGGCAGGGTTGACGACCATCACGTCTCCGTACCCCAACCCAGCATGGGCGGTGGCGAACCTAACCCCGGATGACACCGAGACGGCAGCAATCATTCACCCCGACACCGGACTTCCGACCATCTTGGATCCGGGCAACAACTTCGTCAACAATCAGTCGACCATCATCGGCGCCCCAACTGATCAGAACCTTCCGGCAAGTGCTGAGGCTTCGCAGTTGAGCCGGGCGCTCACCCTGGCGGAAATGCACGTCAAGGAAATGTCCATTCAAGATGAGGGTGGTGATTGTTCGTGCCTCATGGCTCGAAGCGACTTGGCGTTCATGAACGTCGGCTATCAGGTCAAGACGATTACGCAGGCGTCGTCGGACTTGAGCGCCTTGCCATCCTCTGCCGGTGGCGGTTCGACATTCTTCGGAGCGTTCGGTCAAGACGTCGACCCCATCACTGGGGTTGGGCTTGATGCTGATACCCAAGCTGGTTTGGAAGCACAATCAGCAATCACCGGTCAGGATCTTGTCGGTCAAGTTGATGCGCAGCGCCGCTACACCTACGAGCAAGCGTTTGCGGAGAATAGGCCT